GTTGAACAGTTTCTTAAATGGAAGATATTACCAAGATGTATGATGCTTGCTAGTACAGTCATGTCATGGAGATGTGCTGAATGGTTTATGGATTTAGATGCACCGACTGCTGCACAGTCAGCCTTTGTATCTGTGGTTATGGGTGTAATGACAGGTGTATTTGGTATATGGATGGGTCACGAACATAAGGAGCATAAGTAATGTTAACAGCATTGATTGGACCAGTTACCAATTTAGTTGGTAAGTTTATAGAAGATAAAGATGCCAAGAATAAACTAGCACATGAGATAGCGACTATGGCTGAGAAGCACGCCCAGGAGTTAGCTAAAGGTCAGCTAGAGATAAACAAGGCAGAGGCACAACATAAGTCAATCTTTGTTGCAGGTTGGAGACCATTTATAGGCTGGACTTGTGGTGTTGCATTGTGTTGGCACTTTGTACTAGCACCAATAACAATATTCTTGTGTGCTTATATCGGAGTTGCTATACCTGAGTTACCTACTTTTGACATGGGATCATTGATGACTGTGTTAATGGGTATGCTCGGATTGGGTGGACTTAGAACTTACGAAAAGCAAAAGGGGTTGACAAAATGAGGTCAAAATCTACAGTAAACAAATCAGGTAACTACACCAAACCTACTATGCGAAAGCAGTTATTCCAAAGGATTAAGGCTGGTGGTAAAGGAGGAAAGCCTGGTCAATGGTCAGCTAGAAAAGCACAGATGCTTGCCAAGCAGTACAAAGCTAAAGGTGGTGGATATAAGTAATGGCACTCACAAAAAGACAAAGATCACTGAAATCTTGGACAAAGCAAAAATGGAGAACCAAGAGTGGCAAGCCTAGTACACAAGGGCGAAAGGCAACAGGTGAACGTTATCTACCTGAGAAAGCGATTAAGGCTCTTAGTTCCAAAGAATACGCCAAGACTACGGCTGCTAAACGAAAAGCAACTAGAGCAGGTAGACAAGTATCTAAACAGCCCAAAAAGATTGCAGCAAAAACGAAAAGATTTAGAAAGGTTAAATAATGTCAAAGCTGAGTCCAAACTTCTCTCTGAGCGAATTAACGAAGAGTCAAACAGCAGAAAGAAAAGGTATAGCAAATAATCCTGGTGCTGATGAAATATACAATTTGAGGTTGTTGGCTGAGAATATATTACAGCCAGTACGAGATAAGTTTGGTTCATTCATAGTGTCTAGTGGTTATAGATGCCCTGAGTTATCTATTGCTATAGGAAGTTCTGAGAACAGTCAGCATTGTAAAGGACAAGCAGCAGACTTTGAGGTAGCCGGTGTAGATAATTACGAGCTTGCTGAATGGATTATGGGCAACCTTGACTTTGACCAGTTGATACTTGAATGTTATACTGGTGGTAACAGTGGCTGGGTACATTGCAGCTATGTTGAGAATGGCAGAAAAGAAATGTTAACATATGATAAGCTAAACGGCTATAGACATGGGTTGATAAATGGCTAAGACTCCAGCATGGACACGAAAGGAAGGCAAGAATCCCAAAGGTGGACTCAATGCCAAGGGTCGTGCTTCTTACAAAGGTGGCAAATTAAGAGCACCTGTAAAGAAAGGTGATAATCCAAGAAGAGCTAGTTTTCTAGCTAGAATGGGAGGTATGCGTGGACCTGAAAGAGATTCTAAAGGAAAGCCTACGAGATTGCTACTCTCTCTTCGTGCATGGGGTGCGAGTAGTAAGGCAGATGCTAAAAGAAAGGCTTCTGCAATTAGTAAGCGTAATAAAGGAAAAAAGAAGTAACTACGAATTTATTCAAATAGAAAAGGAGACTGATATGCCTATGGGTGTTGGAACTTATGGTTCAAAAAAAGGAAGACCGGCTAAGAAAAAAGGTTTAACTGCAAAGCAAAAGACATTGCCTAGTGCTTTGCAAAAAAAGATAATGAAGTCTAAGAAAAAGAAATAATCATTCTTTCTTTTTTCGGTTTGAGTACCGAACTCCGTCTCTTGATGGTCCATGTATATGGCTATAGCTAGATGAACCTCCAACTAATTCGGACAAGCTAGAGTGACCACTGTAAACTCTTGTTGGTTCCCTAAAGACTCTGCCGTAATCTTTCTCATTTACGGCTCTTGGGTCATCAAGGGCACTCCAATCGTCTTCATCTCCCTCTTCTACGGATGGTTTTATTTCTCCAACGCCATGATAAATGCAGCTTTTGCACCTCCTTTGTATGTTCCTTTTATGGGTAACTTCTTTTAGTTTAGTGCCACAAACATAGCAATTCTCGAAGTCTGTACCAGCCTTATTGTATTTCATTATCCTCTCCATTTATTTCGCTTGCATACACAAACCATCTCTTACCAAACTTTTTACCTTTAACTTCTCCGTTCTGTAACAAACGAAGAAGTCTTTTTCTATTGCTTGGTGTATCTCCAAACATCAGTTCGGTAGCTTCCTGTGTGGAATAGTACGCTTTAGAATGGTACTTCATCATCAAGCTCATCTTTCAATGCTGAAATAGGACTAGTCTTTGGAGGATCAATGGAAGCAGCTAATGATTTCATACCAGGTTGTGATACTCCGTCTGATATGCTGTCTGTGTAGACTCCTTGCACCACCTCTGATATGGCAAGACCAAGCGAACCATCATCATTACCAAATAGTTTCACGCTGTATCTAGCGTCTTTTCTAAGATAAATATCTGCTGGGCTACCATCTTTGTATGGTGTCCACTTTGAGTTACCATGTGTAGCCTTGCCCTCTGAGTTAGGGAACAAAGTTATGTTTATTACTTTTCTATATTGATTAGCCATTTGTTTTCCTTTCTAAATTAGCTTCATGTTTAGTAAATATGTCAACTGCTTTTTTATACAGTTCTACGTTATGCTCTTTCATCTCATCTAATGTAACTTTAGATTCATGGAAATAAGCGTGTAGTTGAGGAACAGTCCTCTTTTGTTGACACCAATGGTCAAAGTCTTTCAGCTTATTCTCGTGCATCTCTCTCCTTTCTTCGTCTGTAAGTTCACGAGGTTTTAGATTGTTAGGTGGTAAATTTTTAACGTCTTCCTTGGTCAAGGGTTGAGGAGCCACTGGTTGAGGGGATACAATTTTGTTAGGCTCCTCTTTCATAGCTTGCGTCTTTCTCTCAACAGCGTCAAGTTCATTCGCACTAGCATACTCTCCACCAGCCAGACCAAGACTAGCCAAAGCTCTACCTATTGCAGAAGTCTCAGCGTTCTCCAAGGCAGATGTTGTATTGACCATGCCTTGTCCTCGTATCTCTTCTGCCATACCAGCACCTACCTTGCGATTATCTTTGTCTGTGATAATAGCTTTGACAACAACACGCTTGCCATCATTGACTAGTATCTCAGTATCAAGACCAAAGTCTGTGCCATGTATACGTCTAAAGGCTTCCATTCTATGCACAACCTGTGTATAAAGTTTGCCACCTTTTTGTTTGACACCATGAGACTTGTGTAAGTCTGCAATGGTATCCATAGTTTTAGCTAAATTACTCATTCTTTCCTCTTATTAGTTTACTTAACATTTCCATAAGCAATTCGTTCTGCTTCGTAACAGTCTTATGCTTATCCTCTAATTTAGCTATACGATCCTCTAAGTTATCTATAGCTTGTGCATGATACTGTTCAGTATCAGTCATCTTCTTTCTCCAATCGGAGACTAAATCGTGTATCATACTCCTGCCCTTTCCTCTGCCATATGCTGTATTCTTTCCTCATCAGTTACTGATTCATGGTGGTAGTGCCTGGAACTCCACATCTTTAGCTGTTTTCTGCCACTCTCAGCCTTGATAGCAGTACCATCAGTAACAACTAGTCCTTTTTCTTTTAAGGCTTTGTAGCGTGCTGTAATCGTGCTGTATCGATATTCGGCTAAAGCATACTGCACTTGATCTGATATACAGCCATTCTCTCCGAATGAATCAATGACTCCTAGCACAATCTTTTCCATGCGAGATGCTTCAACTTTCTCTGCACTTTGATGGCTAGTAAATGGATCTAGGTTTCTTCTAAGTTTAATTGGATTTGTCATGTTATAACTCCCATAGTTGTTTAGCTAGGTTGGTAATGTTTGGTCCATGTCTCTGTGCTATCTGCATCATGTCAGGTTGCACTAGTCCAGCTAACGCTTTCCATGAACCTCGGCTTGCTTTGAGTAAGTTCTGAGTGACTAACCAAGAACGTACTACATCATCATAAGCTCGTTGCAGATTATCCTCTGCCATAAGCTCACAATTCGTTTCGTCTACTATGTTATAGCCTGATGCTGTAACAAATAACAAAGCTGGTTTTTCTCCAGTAGCTTTCCAGTAGACTGCTTGTTGCATAACTTGTTGTGCTGATGGTTCCGTCTTAGGTTTAGGTATACGCCAAGACCTAGTACCATCTTTCTTTGGTGGGTTTCTCATAGGTAGTGAGCATTTAAGGTCTATCTGTTTGCCACCACCGGAGTAATCTTGATACAAAACAACCGGTACATCTATCTTAGGCTCAATAAATTGCTTCATTGATTCTCCCTCGATACGATTAACACCAGTAAAATATTGTTGTAGTCCGTCAACAGCGTGCTTAATCATCTCAGGTAAATGCTCACGGAACTCTTCGTATTCTTCTGCATCTTTGCCATTATCCCATGTTCTAGGATTGTATCCTTGGTATTCTGTGAGTGCATATCTGATAGCTTCATTGATATCCATCTCTTCTTGGACACCTCTAATTGGACTGTAGTTATGTAATCCCATTCTACAATCAACACCAGTTTGTACCTTGATACCAGCTATAGGTCTTGATGCCATAGGAAAAGACATCTTATGTTCTTTTCTGAGGTAGTGCTTGAGGATCATCTCATCTTTGGTTGTTGTGCCATTGCTTGCACTCTCATGTTCAATGCCAAAGTTTAATCTGTAATCAGGTATCTCAGCCATGTTGTATTCCTTTCAGTATGTGAGCTATGACATCTACTGTCCAGCCATTGCCTATCATCTTGTATCGCTGCGTATTGGATACATGATTAGTGTAGTTGTCAGGCATTGTTTGTAGGCGTTCACACTCTAGTGGTGTTAGTTTTCGCCAAGCATAACCAGATAAAGCCACCTTTGGTTCTCTGTGACCACCTTGCATTGTTGTTAATGTTGGAGCTTTCCCATCTCTTGAGTATACTCTTTTGATACTGTCATGTCCTTTCAAATCAGCACTTCCAACTCTGATAAGACCATCTTTAGATAGTGTAGGATTCTCTTTTGGAATTAATTTTTTTACATAGGTTGGTATCTGACCTTTATACATAGATGCAGTAAGGCAGTTAGCTTTGGAATCGTCTATTGATTTAACCTTGTTTCCTCTAGGCTCTCCTCCCCAACTATTAGCAAGGTAATTTGGTATAGTTCCAAAAGGCAATTCTTCAAGAATATCTTTAATAACTATACCCTTGTCATGTGGTTGAAAAGTTAATACTGGTATATATTTATCTCCAACGAGTTTAACAAACCAGTACAGCCTATTTCTACTTTGTGCAGAAAGTAACGCTGAATTTATTTTAATAGGCTTACAACCCATGTAATCAGATATGATATCCTCTGATTCTTTTTTCATTCTTACATTTTCTAACAAAACATATTTAGGTTTTAGCTTGTCTCTTAGTTTTATGAAGTCAAAAAACAATTTAGATCTAGGGTCATCAAAATTTAATTTTTTACCTGCGTGAGAAAACCCTTGGCAAGGACTACCTCCCATCATCAAATCTATTTTAGGTAGCTGACCAGGATTAACTGTTGTTATGTCTCCTAATTGTATTGTGTTAGGAAAGTTAGCTTGTGTTACTTGGATAGCATACTTATCTATCTCACTTGCATAATAATTTGTTATAGGGATTCCAAGTTTTTTTAAGGCTAACTGCCCACAACTTGCACCATCAAAACAGCTAAATACATTCATAGTTATTCTCCTTGCCTATTCTCGTAGTACTTAGTTATAGTTTTCAATGTATCTAATGCTTGTTCAAATGTTACTTTTTCCATTTGCATTTGCCCTACAATATCTTCTAACGATTCTAGTAAGTTGTCATATTCAGTCTTCATGTTAATCTCCACTTCTTTGCTATTGGTTACGATATTATTCTTTACAATCGCTACTGTCAACATATTATTTAAATATAATTGACAGGTTGTCAACATATAAATATTATAACAGTATGAAATTAATCGACTACATAAAGAAGAACAAGCTGACACAAAACAAGTTTGCCCTCAAATCAGGGTTAACTAGATCAGCTATATGTAGACTCATAAAGTGTGAGAGGTTTCCAACACCTGACACAATGAACAAGATAGAGTTGGCTACGCTTGGTCAAGTAACTGCGAATGACTTTCTCAAACAGATGCAAGAAAAGATGACTCAGTATACCACTAATGAATGGAAAAAAATGTATAATGGCAGATAGTCGTAACAAAGGTGCATCTTTTGAGAGAAAGATATGCAAGCTCATCAAAGATAATCTTAACATAGATGCCAAGAGAAACCTTGACCAGTATCAAGCTAAAGGTCAAGCTGATATTATTATTCCTGGTTGGTCTATTGAATGTAAAGCGTATCTCAAAGGCACTACGTTTAAACGTGCTTGGTGGGAGCAAGCAAAGGAATCTGCTGCGAGTTTAAGTCTAACTCCAGTATTGATATACAAATACAATAATTGCCCTATAAAATGTGTTATTTCTCTTGATGTCCTGTCGAGGAACTTTAACTCTGGGCATGATTTGGTTTGTGAAGTAGATATAGAAACATGGTTTTACATAGTGAGGGAAAGAGATGGATAAGTTTGATTTATTACAAAAGACTGCTGAAGTTATACAAGAACGTGGAGAAAGCTACGGCTCTATCGTAGATAATCATACTCGTATTGCTAAAATGTGGTCTGTGATACTTGATAAGTATGTAACAACTGAGCAAGTTGCTCTTTGTATGGTAGCCGTAAAGGTTGCTAGATTAATAGAAACACCTGACCATGACGATTCTTGGCAAGATATATTAGGCTATGCCCTAGTTGGTTATGAGTGTGCTGATGCCAAAAAATAACTACATATTACCTGATGGAAATGTTCAGATAAGTTTTAGTGGTGGTCGCACTAGTGCCTATATGCTTTACAAAATACTTGAAGCTAATCAAGGTTTACCTAAAAGAGCTAAGGTTATTTTTACTAATACAGGCAGAGAGATGAATGAAACTTTAGATTTTATTCAAGAGTGTTCTAATAGATGGAATGTTCATGTTACATGGCTGGAATATGATGAGATTGATGGCAAGAATACATTTAAAGAAGTTAGTCACAACTCAGCTAGTCGGAATGGCGAACCTTTTGACAAGTTAATAGATAAATATGGTAGGCTACCTAATGCTTTACAAAGGTTTTGTACTGGTGTTTTAAAAATACAAACCTCAGCTAAATACCTAAAATCATTAGGTTGGCATAAATGGAATCATGCTTTAGGTATAAGAGCAGATGAACCAAGGCGATATAAGACAGATTTTAGAGATGGTTTTTATCCTTTCTATCCTATTTACGAAGCTCAAGAAACTCTCATAGATATAAATAAGTTTTGGAATAGCCAGGCATTTAGACTTAACTTACCTGTTGTTGGTGGGAAAACTTTAAAAGGTAATTGTGATTTATGTTTTTTAAAATCTGAATCCCAGTTAGCCATGATAATGAAAGAGAATCCTGATCGTTCTAAATGGTGGATAGATACAGAAAAAAGATTTGGAAAACAATTTAACAGAGACAGAAACCTTGAATCATTATCTAACTTTGTTAGCAGTCAACAAGATTGGGTGTTCGATCAGCAAGGTTATTTCTGTCAAGCTGATGGTGGGGAGTGTACTGGCTAATGAAAAATAATATTAATTTAATTAGAAAGTATGCGAAGAAGTGTAAGACAAAAGAAAGATTCAAGGAAGTTGTTCTTTCTCTTAAAGTATTAGGTGATAGCAAAGATCATATGGCTGATGTTACTCTTGATGCTTATTGGTCTTACTATAACGAGCTTGAACCGGTGGAACAAAGAATGAGAGACGTTACTCGTTTTGTGCATGGCTATGTGAGTAAACATATCCAGGATAAATTATTTTCTTGACAGGTTTTTGCTCCCTCGTATAATCAGCTATGCTGACATAGCAAAGCCCTACGGCAACGATCAAAACATTGTTTTGTTTTCATAGTCTTAACGAATGTATGCTTTAATAAAAATAAAAAAATATCTTAGTACTTATAGAAGTGCAATACAAGTATATCTAAGCAGTACTGTACTGCATAGATATACTTACATAGATTTGCGTCATTTCTCGTCTTGATAAATACGTTTTGCTAGTATTGAAACAGTCTTTCCAACTGGTCTCTGTCCAGACTCGCAGTACGTTATCATTCTAATTGTTATTCCTAACATTTCTGCGAACTCTTTTTGAGTGTATTGGAGTTCTGTTCTGATAGATTTAAATTGCTCTTTTGTTAATTGCATGGTAGTTTCTCCTTACCTTTGCTAGGTTGTGGCGTTGCAATTTCATGTTTTGCAACGCCCTTTTTTATTACCAATCTCTTTGATCTAAATCAAAGGTACGTCTCAAATCCCACATGCTCTGCTCTAAGTTTCTTATGTCTGATAGATATAAGTCTTGGCACTCAAAGAGCATCTGTAAGGCTGAACTAAGATGTTTCTCAGTTTCTTTAACTGCTTTCATCTGTTCATCAGTAAGATTATCAATGCCTTTTTTTCTTTTGATTTCTTTTAATTGAGAATCTGTTTTTTTCTTAGTCATTATAAACCTCCTCAGTTTCTTTTATTGTTTGTTTATATTGTTCTTTCTCTTCTTTGGGTAGCTCTGTAATAGATATATATTCATAGCCTTCATTGATTAGCTTTTCATTTAGCATCTCAATTACAGAAGTGTAATGATAGATAGATTCATAGCCTTCTAGTGGCTTTTTTGTTTGTGAATCCACTATTACATAGTCAGTAGAATATAATTTTACTTTCATGTTACAGCCTTTCTCTTTTGCTAGTTTGTTTAGTTGTTTTGTTCTAATTTCTCTTTTATTAGTGCAATTAATTTAAGCTGATCTCTTGTATCAAGATCATTCAATATAAAACTAATTATTTTTTTATACTCTTCGCTAGTCATGTTAAGACCTTTCTCTTTGCTAGTTATGCCATTAGTGGCTTTTTAAGAGCCGTGTGGCTCTGTTATGTAAAGACTAGTACAAAACTAGCCTTTACAATTCTTTTTGTTTACTGGGTTAAATCTTTTGATTGATATATTAAATTCCACCAAGTGTATTCTTTAGATACTGGATTAACAAAACCTATAGTTATTATTAAACCTAGTACGAATAATATAAGATATTCTGCTATTTGTTTCTTAGTCATCTTCAGAACTCCAATTATTAATCTGTTGTCTTGTTAGTTTGTTGCTACCATAAAGCTTATGATCTTTGTTATATTTGGCTATTTCTTTGTCTGTCATATCTTTAAACAGTTGCCATAATAGTTTTTTATCATTCATTGTTTATTCTCCTTAGTTGCTAGGTTATGAGCTTGTAGCTCTGATTAGTCTGGACTATGCCAGACTAACTAGAGTAACAAGGCTTAAGCTGTCTCTCTGCTTTTCCTCCAATGATAGTTGAAGAAATAATCTTGAACTATGTGTTCCCCTACTATGTAAACGTACATATTAACAACCTTTTCTGGATCTGATAAATCTGTATTTACTTCTCCAAAATTGAATTGCTCATATTCTTTGATTATGTTGATAACATCAAAGACTTGATCTTCTAGCCATTGCTTTGCTTGGTATGTACCTATTATGTAATAATCAGTATTAAAACATTCATGGTGCAGATCATCACCTATTTCTTCAAGGTAGTTTGAATTCTCTTTGATGAAGTTATCAAAGTATTCTTTTATTTCATTGTACTTAAAAGAGTGTCTATTTATATCTTGCATTTGTTTTTCCTTTGCTT